TATGCCTAATAGTTTTTCTAAGTTATTAGGTGAAGATACTAAAAAGATAGAGAGATTAATTTCTAGGGGAGCGTGTATATCTTGGAGCCCAAAAGGTCTAGCTTCTTGGTTAATAATGAAGTCAATAAGATGGATGGTGGATAATACGCAGTATAGAGTATTCACATGTTATTCTGACCCAGAAGCCGGGGAAGTGGGAACTATATATCAGGCGTGTAATTTTTATTATCTGGGTAAGAGTTCAGGTACGAGTTATATGTATGCTGACCCAAATACTCCTAATAAATGGTTTTCGGATAGGAGTTTTAGGTCTCGCTCCGCATATAAACGATATGCTAAATATTTAGGAATAAAGTGGGATAGCTCTTGGCAGAATAGGGATAGGATTCTATGGGAGAATATGCCTAAAGATATTGAAATATCTTTAAGACAACAGGAAAAAGTATATAGACAATCCTGTTTAAAGAAAAAACAACCAGCCAAAGGTAAGTATGTTTATATTTTAGGGAAAGATAAAAGGGAGACAAAGAACTTAAGGAGTATCTTTGTGGGTTTAAACGATATAAAAGAATATGAAAAAAGGGGAGTGTAAAATGAGTGATAATAGTGAAGCTAATTCGATGTGTCCTAGCTGTGGTGGGATGGTTTCATATGATGTATGCTCTTGCGGGTTTGCTTTTTCCACAGTGCTTAAATGTCCACAGAAGAAAGATAACGGGGATTGTGATTTTACTAAAACGATATGCACCGTAGGTTCATTAGATTGGGAAGTCTGCCCAGTGATGCGTGGGGATTCAGAAGGTTAGTTACAAATTGTAACGATTAATTATAGAAGACTTGAAATATAGTCTTCTTTTAGTTTATATTATATTTAGAAAATCTAATAATAGGGTATAATTATATGGATTTGGTTGACAAGAAAGTATTTTCAGACATAGAGAGTGTTTTACGGGGTAAAACTGGAAAAGACCTAGACATAGGGATAATTACAGCCGAAAATGAAATGGGTAAAAGATTACCTGACAGTATTAATAATCAAAGAAATGAACGACTGTATCGTGAATTATCTGAAGTCGCTGGAGCACGAGTATATAGAATAGCCGGTAATTTTGAAGGTATTGATGAGAATTCTTTTTTAGTAACCGGGGTATCTTTGAGCCAGTTAAAAGAGCTTGCATCTAGGTATAAACAACAAGCCTTTATATATGGTGATGGTATTAATGATAATATGACTTTTCACTATATGGAGGTCATGGAGGACGGTCAATATAAAAGTCAGCAAATTAGAAGAACTTTTGTATATAAGTTAAATGCTGACGAAAACTATTCTCTATACAAGGGGGTTAAGTTCGTTATTCCTTTTTTCGACGATAGTTATGTGGATAAAAGATGGGATGACTTAACTGAGGAGGAGCGGGGAGTATTACCCCCAAATAAACAGGACGACGACGGGGTTGAAAAATCTAAAAGTATTGATAGAATCTCCAGTCTTCTAAATTCTGTACGAGGTAAGGACGAGTTACATAAATCCGAGAATGTAAATATAGGCAGGATAAAGGAACTTGTGGAGTCTTTAAGAATTGAGGAAAAACAAGTTAAGATAAAAGTTAAAGAATCCGGGGTACTGGAAGTTCCAGAAGGGAAAAAGTTTTGGCAGGTACCCTTTAAACACTACACTGAATTAGTGGATAGAAAGGGATATGCTAAAATAATAAAAGCATTGAATAATCTAAAAGTATGGAATAAAGACGATGATATAAAAGTATCTAATCATGCTGATAGTATCATGGATAAGTTGAAAAAGAAATATAGACCAGAAGAATAATATGGGAGATTATAACAATGGCGAGTAGGAAACAAAAACAACAGCCAAAAGCACAACCTCAACAGAGTAATAAACAGCAAAAGCAACAACCTAAGAAAAAAGGTAAATAATAAATGTCTATAGACAGATTAAAGAAGTTGATTCATAATGAAGAATTAAATTATAATTATGATGATAGTTATGAGTTGCAGAAGATAGTGAAAGACATGTAGGAAGAAGCTGACAGTCTTTATTATCAAATGAATGATGAAGAAGATGCCGAAGTAGTTAAGATTACTCTCAAAGGCATAATTCAAAAATTGAAATTCTTTATTGATGGGCGAGAGTAAGATGACTATTAACAAATTAAAAAAATTATTAGAAGATAATGGAGCTCGGTGTCATAAGTGTAAATATTATGATGGAAAGGGATATTTTTGTACAAATAAAGACGCATTTAATATAGGTGGTAATTTAAGAAATATCGATGGGGATACTGTCAACATTAGAAGAGATGTATCGGCAGATAATATAACGATTCCATTTAATTTTGGATGTATTCATTTTGTAGGTTTTTAATTAACGCAGGAGATACAAGATGTTAATAAATAAGTTAAAAGATATTTTAGAAAAAGCTAAAATAGAGAGAAAAGAGAATAATACGTTTGATGTAGCCCCTGATTTTTTTGAATTAAAGGGCATTAAGCAGTGGTATGATGGATTGAGGAAACAAGGTCTCCTCGAATCATTGAAATCTTTCGATGAATTTAAAAAAGGATTAAATAGGGACGAGATAAAGAATATTCTTGTTAAAGAGTATAAATCTGAAATAGGGGATAGGGAGCTAGACCAGCTCATTGAGCAGGCGTATGAACTTCACAGAAGAGATTTAGCCGAAGAGGAAGGATTCGATGGAACATTATCCGACTTAGGGGAATTACCTAAATATGCTTATGGTGTGGTTGGGAGTAAAGGCGGAAGTAAAAAATTAGTCAAGAAGACCAAGAGGATAAAAAAGAGGAAACATGAGGACAACTCAGATTTTCAAGATAAAACCATAAACAATCTTATGAATGATTCCAGACAGGAAGATATAGAGGAAGAACCCGATTACAGTATGGATGATGAAGAAGTATATGAAGGTATAAATGGTTTTGTATATTTTGACAATGTTAAAAAGAAATACTATGTAACTGACAGAGGCGGTAAAGCTGTAGGGGAATACTTTGAGGACACTACAGATGGATTTGAAAAAGCCATGCTTCTGCTACAATCTATAGAACCTCCTAGAGGGGAAGAGGAGAAGGACGAAGCCTATACCCAAAAGTTCATGATTAGAAAGGGAGATACTGAATGGGATAAGGATTTCACTGAGGATGAACTAAAGCAGTTACTCGCTCAGGATGCAGAACGTGGAGCTACAGATGTAGGTGGAATAGGAGTTCCAGTAGATACTTCCATAGCAGAGATGCCATTAAGTCATGTATTGTACAGCCTGAGAAAAGCAGGATATGAAGTTAAGTCCGTCAATCAATACAAGATTGATAATCTCAGGTCTAAATTAAAGAAGAGACCTTTTGATAAAAGTAAAGCTGACGAATTGGAAAAGAAATATTTTTCTAGAAAAGCTAATGAATCCTCAAAAGACGAAGAGATTAAGAAAGATACCGTAGAGCATGGAAAGTTAGAAGTAGAGATATCCAATGTTCGTAAAGAACTCAGAGGTCTTATTAAAACTAGATATGCTAAGAAAGATAAATCTTTGGATAAGAAGATTGAGGATTTAACAAAACAACTTTCTGATTTGGAAGAACAAGACCAAGTTCTAAGAAAAAAACTTAGAACAGATATAAAGAAAAGATACGAAAATGAATCTTTTAAAAACTATGTTCAAGTAAAAGACATAGAAGAGAATTTTAGTCTTATGCAAGATTTGATTGATATAGAATCAACATTAGAACGTATCGGAGTAACTGACGAAGAACTGGGGCATAAAACTCCTTTCATGTTCAAAACGGATGTGGATTTCTTGTTTATAGACTCTAAAGGTTCAGATTGTATTTATGCTGGAAAGGGTAAGCCTGAATCCCACAGACGAATATATCGTATAAGTTAAAATAAAGATATGTTATTGATGGCGAGCTTTTGGGCTCGCTATTTTAATTTATATTATATTTGAATACTTCTATGTCTGGAGGATAAGATGGCATCAATTACCGTGGATTTGCTCGCAGTCTTCACTGAGATTACCCCTCAGATTCTGGATATCTATATAGCTCTATTTGGAGTACCCTGTGATATTTATTATTCAGCTACTACTCCGCAGGAAACTTTGTTTGACGAACACCAGAAATTAAGATATCCGAGTACTCCAAATATAAGTGGAGAGAATTTACTTATTGTTGGTTTCATAAATAACTCTGCTTTTAGGGGTGTAACTAATCAGTTTGATAGTATTTTTGGAGAAGGAGAAAATCGTCCATATATTATAACCTATGAAGCAAAAAGATTGCCTCCAAGAACTAAAATACATGCTCATTTTGGTGGTTCCCGTATGAGTTTTGAGACTGAGATAGATAAAGTTATAACCGGGGTAAAGTTAGAAGGTACACCCTACGGTACCTATGATACTATCATGGTTAAGCAAATATTAAGACCCTTAACTTAGGTAGGTGTTATGTATTTACAATTTGCAGTTTATAGTTTGATGGATAGTTTCCTTTCATTAGGAGATTTTAACTTTTTAGATTTACCTAATGATTCAAATCATCCTACTGGAAAATATTATTTATATGACCCGGAATTAAATTTCGATGAGAGATTGCACAAAAGACTTGCCTATTTAAATTATGATTCTATGGAGAATGATATACTCTGTGCTATGTGGAATGTGGGAGCATTATCCCCTTTACCAGAACAGCCAAGAACTTTTCAAGCTGTAAATAGAAACAGTGAGGCGGGAGTATCTGATAAACTATTACTAAAACATGTGGAGAGTCCCATTAATGTGGTCTTCGTTTCTAATAATCCTTATCATTTAGTTAATTTTCAAGAATCCATGATAGTGTCATATGATAGACGTAAGACTCTTTACCCTACTTACAGAATTCCAGTGAATTATCAGAATGTAGGAAGAATATTGGATATAGATTCGGTTAATAAAAGAATAACTACTGTGGGAAATATAGATTTTCTAAGCATCGGTAATACTATAACTATATTCAATTCTACTAATAATGATGGGGAGTATGCTATAACTAATGTAGTTCCGGGGATAAATGAGACGGTATTAACTGTACAACAAAATATAAATAGTATAGTTGATGGTGATATTGTAAAAAATAATGGAACTATAGAATTAACATCAACAGTACATCTAAAAGACATAGAAGTAGTAGAGTTAAACAAACTTGATACTACAAGTAAAGGTGAATTAACTTTCTTAACGGTTAAGCTCAATATGAGTTATCCAATAGTCTTACAGGATGGTGGAGGGGGTTCAAGAAAGATAATTAAGCATATATATTTGAAGACCAAGCCAGTAATTGAGATTGTTCAAGGTTTAGTCATGGAACAACCATATGATGAGATTATAATAGAATAGACTGTCAGATTTATATTATATATAGATAAATTATAAGTGGAGATTTAATTTTTATGTTTGAAGCAGTAGTTATATCAAGAGCAGATTTTCCAATAATAATAAAAATAAAGAATGAAGATAAAGTTGTATCCCCCCGTGAAAGATTTTACGTGGAGAAGTTAAGTGATTTACCGGCTTCTTTACCTTCTCAGATTAAAGTACAGAAGTTATAATCGAATTGCAGGAGATATATAATGGGCGCACCTAGAGTAAGAATACAAGAGCAAGATATATCCACAAGAGTTCCGGGATTTCCGGGAGTTTATGGCGGTATTGTAATACCTGCCCCTAAAGGTAAGATAGGAGAACCTGTATTTATCACTTCAGATACAGACCTTCTCAGATATTTTACTCCTAATGAGAAAGTAGAAGTAGGTCATAATATGGCTTTTTACTCTGCTCTGGCGTTTTTGGCTAAGTCAAATACATTGTGGGTAGTTCGAGCAGATAATAATTCTAAATTCGGTGGGGTGGTTATAAAAAACGATTTAGCCACAACTAATTTGAAATTAAATCAAGTTCCTATCGGGGATATAGATGTAGTAGACCAAACAGGTAAAAAGTTTACTATAGATGGGGATATGTCAGAGCACGCTAAAGCCGGGGACTTAATAAAGGTTATTGACTCTACTGGGAATAACGGTATTTATACAGTTGTTAGTACGAATGTAAATGATATACCGGTGCACACAGATGTATTGATAGGTGCAATAACTGCGGTTAATCAAGGAACAAAGACGTTTACTATTTCTGGTAATCATGTATCGTTGTTGCCAGACGGGGCTACTTTCACCGTAGATAACTCTACAGGTAATGATGGTAGCTACACTATAGTATCTGCGACACTAAATGGAACAGATACAGATATAGTAGTTGTAGAGGTTATACCTGATGCTACAGTGGATGGGGACATATACAGAAATCTAATTACATCATATAATCATACTACGGATATAGTGGTATCTGAAACTATACCATCCTCTACAGCAGACGGTAGTATAAACAAGAACACAGTTGTAAATCCAGAAGTGTATGAGTTCGCTTCTGATGATGTTCTTCTTATAACTGGGGCTAATGCTGGGGCATGGGCTAATGATATAAGCATAGAGTTATACACCTACGCAGATAGCCCAGACGTAGTAAAAGAACCCGATGCTTTTTTAATTCAAGTTTACAGGCAATCTACAGGTGAACTTCTGGAGACCCATTTATGCTCAAGAGATGTTAATGCAAAAGACGGATATGGTAGAAACATATATGTCGAAGACATAGTGAAATCATCTAATTATATAAATATTGTCGATAATACTATAGTTCCGTCAACTACAGCCCTAAAAGAGCAAACTACAAAATTACAATTAGCTGGGGCTACCGATAGTTCGGCTATCACCGATAGTAACATGGTCAGTGCCTTGAATTCCTTAGCTAATAAGAATGAGGTTCTTCTCACTGTTGTTATGGATGGTGGATGGACAACTCCAGCTTATCAGATAGCTATAGACTCATTATGTCAGGGGAGGCAAGATTGTGTTGCCTGTTTGTCAACGCCTTATTCTTCTGAAGACAGTAACACTTTCATTACAGATATAATTGACTATAGGAAGACCACTTTGAATTTGAATAGTTCTTATTCAAGTCTATGCACTCCTCACGTAAAGATATCTGATAGATTCAACGATAGACAGATTTATATTGCTCCAGATGGGCATTACGCCGGAGCTATCTCTGAAACGTCTAATAATTATGAAATTTGGTATGCTCCTGCCGGTTTTAGAAGGGGCGTGTTGAATGTATTGGATGTTAAGAGAAGATTTACTGAGGGGCAGTTAGATTTGTTATACGATAATGGAATTAACCCTATTAAATTCGTACCCGGAAAAGGTATAGCTATTTGGGGTCAGAAGACATTATCATCTAGACCATCTGCATTGGATAGATTAAATGTAAGATTACTATTAATTGTTATTGAACCAGCTATAGCTGAATTCTTACAGGATTTCTTATTTGAATTTAATGATGAGTTTACTAGATTATTAATAAAATCTGGTATTGAGTCTTATATGGACAACATAAAAGCCAGAAGGGGCGTTTATAGTTATGAAATAGTTTGTGATGAGACTAATAATACCCCTCAAGTTATAGATGAAAATAAATTGAATGTAGATTTATATGTTCAACCCACTAAGGTAGCTGAATTCATAACCTTAAAGGTAGTTATTACAAGAACTGGATTCACAGTAAGTGTTTAATTAAATTAGGAGTCTAACAGATGAGACCAGATATAAACGAAATTATAGCCATACAGGATTTTGCTGTATTATTTAGATGGGAAGTTATATTTGCTACCCTTCCATCCGCCATACCTAATGCGGGAAATTATACGAGTGCTACTCTAAATGCTCATGCTATATCTTCTGAATATCCTAGAAGAACATCTGATGAGATAGAACAGGCTATACATGGTCATAAAGTATATCAAGCAGGTATGCCGACGTATGAACCCATCACTTTAACCCTCGTAGAAGACCAGAATGGTTTAATACAGAAATTCATAAGGGATTGGTCTAATATTATATGGACACCAGTATCTGGGACTCAGGTTCCTAAGAGTCAGTATGTTTGTCCTACTATTATCTTAAGACCTCTAAAGGGCGACAATAGTGCTATCCATACTTATATACTTAAGAATGCTTGGTTACAGACCTATAATATCGGGAACCCAGATGGCGGAGCTAACGAGACTATAAAACCAGAGCTAACTTTGAGATATGATTATTTCATTCAAAGTTAAGGAGGCTCTTGGTGGTAAACAGACCAGATATAGATACTATCATAAATGAACAGGACTTTAGTGTACTGTATCGTTGGAGTGTCATTTTCACTAAAAGTATAAAAGCTATTGATGGTTCTAGGAATAAATTAGACGATACTGATAATATATTAGTATCAAATAAGGTCATAACCTCCGATTTACCTAGATTTTCATTT